ACCTGTTTTAGGGTATGCTGCTGATAAGATTAAATTTGTTGCATTCAACGCAAACGAAGAGTATGAGTCTAATGGTATAGGATTAACTAAAACTGAGTATCACTATGTGAGAGTGACATTGAGTTTTGAATACAATCCTAGTGGCTGGTCTGAAGACGCTAAACTAGTGTCTATGAGTACTGTTCAGTTAGTGTCTGGTAAACTTATACCAATCAACATTAACTCTTCTGAGTATGCACAGCAACCTTGGCCTTTGCTATCTGACGGTACGGCTGCTCAATATGATGCCTTAGATCCTACTACATTTGCACTAGTGAACCACGGTTACCCTAGAACTGTGAATCTTAGTGTTGTAGTAGATGCTAACCCCGGTCAAGGTAAGAAAGAATTAACAATACCATGACAAAGAAACCATCTACTGCTGTAGGAGCAATGTCGCCAGATGATACAAGACTGGTAAAGAAACGTGTTCTAGGCAACAATAGATCTGCTAACAAGTTGCCTCAGCATCTAGGTATGTACGATAAAGGGTGGCACTACTGCTTGCTGAAAGAAGATTTACTGCCCGCAACAAATCCATTAACTGGTTATAAGCAAGCTACTGCTAAACTAATCTTCTATGCAGAGAACTCAGATTCGCTAAGCATGGTTGAGATTAGTGATACAGACTTTGATATTGAAATAACCAATAGATCTACTACTCAGCAAGCATCTGCTGGTGATCTAATTCTAACTAGATTTGTTGTTAGAGAATGGTGTCCTATTTGGCAGAGTAGTGGATCAGCACTAAGACACGGTATTGTTAGATCTAGTGATGGTTGCGGATACTACACTGTTGAGTTAGGTACGTGGTCTGGTAATCTCAATACATCTGGAACTGGTATAGGTTCTGATTCAAGTGGAATTGACAGAAACTGCGATATCTGCTATGATGTTGTGAATGAAGGAACCGCTGATTGTGCTGTCACTCTGTCTTATCCTAGCTGCCCTGTAACTGGTATTGGTGAGTACGTTAGAGCATACCATCGTGCCTCAGTATTAGTTCCGTTAGTAGTAGGTTCTGCCTGTATGCTAACTGGTCAAGGTGGTGACGATCCGTCAAGTTCTACAGATAGTTCTGGTGCTATAGAAGACGTATGGCATATACTAGATGGATTACAAGAACACACAGTTCAGTATAAGGATACTGAAAGTTGCTGTACTGGTGAAGGTGAAACTGGTGTATACACAGTACTAACTAGAACACCTATCATATTTGCAGCTAAAGTATGTGCACCAATCAATTGCGGTAGTTGTTCAACTACATCTAGCGGTTAGGGAATAAAATGGGACAACTATTTGGAGGAGAAAGTAGGAAGAAGTGTTGTTGTGGCAGTATCGTAGTCTATCCTTGCGAGTGTGCTAATGATAATGATTTGAATGGTTTTGGATCATTTGGAGTTCGTGAAGGATCTGGTGGTTCGTGTGATCTTGAATACACACCGTCGAGTGGTAACGGCACGGCGGGAAGGCCTACCACAAACATAGCGTGGATTGATGCAGAAGATGACTGCGTGATCACGCTAACATACTTGCATAAACTAACAGCATTCCCACCGGACTGCACATCAACAGACTCCGATGTTCTTACGAAACGACTAGTATTTGTAAAGAAAGGTGGGTCAGGAATAACGCCAAATATAAATAACAGCATTGTACATGAAAACGATTGGTATGTTGTTGTGTACGCAGCTACGACAGATACTATTCTTGGTGTGTACTACGAATATGATATATGTTGTTATAATGATACCCCGGAAAACCCTGCTTCAAGCCATTTTATTTGGGTTCGTTTTCCGGGAGTTGTTCTAGGATCTACTAATTATACTGTTGGTATGTACTCCCAAAGCAATGCTAATACTTATGGTAACTGCGGATATGAAAAACCAACACCAGCCCCTTAGAGAGATACTGCCGTGAAAGAAATAATATATGTTGTTACAGTAATATTATTGTCCGTAATTGTATCCTCGACTATTAGTGATGTGTTGGACGGTACACGTCCGCCAGTCAAGTTAGTATTTTTAAATCAACACCCTGAAAGGTAAGGTTGTGCTACAAAGCAAACGCATAATAGACGAGAAAGTTAAGTGGTATAGTAATGGGATACCGTCAGCTACTCCAAAAAGCAACACTAACGAATTAACTAAATTTTCAAGCATCAGTACTCGTTTGAGAGAAATTATTGAAAAAGAGATAGGGTACAGAATACAATGCAGCACTTGTCTAAATTTCTTCAAAACAATTACTGAACTAACTCCTAGAGAAGAAATACTGAACGGTCTTATACTTCACTCACCTACGCCTGACTGGTGGCGTATAAAATTTAGAAACAGACAAGCAAGGTACACTAGATACTCAGAACTGTTGGATAGTTTACTACTAAACTACTCAAAAGTTAGACTACCAACACCACTCAATCCTATACCACCAGTGAGAGATTCAGACTGGTTTGTAGCTGTTACAACTGCACCTAGAAAAGACCCTACAATACAGGAATGTTTGCAATCCATATATCGCTGTGGATGGGAACCGATTGTATTTGCAGAGCCGGGTTCAGTTATTGTAGAAGACTACAAATACGTCTACAACTCAGAAAGGCTAGGTGCATGGCATAACTGGCTAAAGACAATGCGTGCATCCTTAGGCACTGATGCAAAATACATACTGTCAGTCCAAGATGATAGCTTGTTCCATCCAGACAGCAGAAAGCTAGTTGAGCAACTAATGTGGCCTAGCAATAAAGTAGGTTTCATTAGTCTATACACAGCAAAACATTACTCACAAAATCTATCAGGAGAAATGAAACCTATAGGACTAAATAGGATAATAACATCAGCATTGTGGGGTGCTTGTGCATTAGTATTTCCTAGGAATGTAGTAGAGCAGATACTTGATCATCCACTAACCAACAACTGGATGGGTGTACCGCCTAGGAATCTATCTGATGCAGAAAAGTACAGACTACAGCAAGAGAAGAAAGATAAACCATATCTTATACAGAATGTAGACACATTGATTGGTCAAGTATTGAATGGTATTGGACTAGAGATGTGGTGCATAGATCCATCACCAGTTAAGCACATTGCTGTCTATTCGTCTATAGGACACGCAGACAACAATACTGGTAAGCGCAACTGTTTACGCTGTGCCGACCATAGTAAACCCCTAGACGAACAGGTATTCCCAGCATGATTATATGCACATCAATAGGGCCTAGAAGAACAGAAAGGCAACAGCAATGTATAAATTCATGGTTAAACTTAGGGTATAAAGTAATTGCTGTTCAGACAGTAGGAGAAACAGCTATTCTTCAGCAAAAGTATCCCGGAGTAGTATTTGTAGAAACTAATCAGATTGGGGATATGTTTCGAAGACCTAATCTAGTTAGAATACGAGCAATACTGGATCAGGCAAGAATCAGTCCTATTTTGATACTTAACTCAGATATAGAGATTAGATCTACTACTGCAGAGTTTGATAGACTGTGGGAAACACCTAGAGGTAAAGTATTGAAGATGGGTATCAGATGGGATGAATTCCCTGATGGTGCTAAAAAGTTACTGAAGTACGGAATCGATGCTTTCCTAATTACTCCAGAAATTGCTAAGGATTTGAATGATATAGGAATGACAATGGGATGTCCTGCATGGGACTACTGGGTTCCTATTCATCTACAACGTAAAGGCTACGAGATGCTGACAAGCAAATCCGAAAGCCTAGTCCACACTGTACATCCTCAGAACTGGAATAAGCAAGACTTTAATACTGGAGTACAGCTACTCCAAATGGTCTATGATGTTACACTCAGAGAAGCATCCTCATTCATTCTTAAAATAACTGAAAGAACAAACCTCTAATGTCTTATTCAATCTTCATTAAAACTTGGAAAGATGATGTAAAATGGTTGCCGTACACTTTACAATCAATTAAGAAATATGCAGTAGGTTACAATGAGATTGTAATTGTAGCAGATAGGTCATGTGCTGTTGATGTAAAAACCCTAGATGAAGTTGCTGGGTTTGCTAAAGTAGTTGTAGTAGAAGATTGGGAAAACGGCTACATACAGCAACAGTGGATCAAACTTAATGCTGATGCTTTCGTACATTCAGACTACATACTATTTGTAGACTCAGACTGTATCTTCCATACAACATTCAGCGAACAGTCTTTCATGCGAGATCGTAAACCAGTACTGCTAAAGACTGCATACGGTAACTTGGGTGGTGCTGAAGCATGGAAGTCTATTACAGAAGAATTTGTAGGATTTCCAGTCAACTACGAATACATGCGACGATTACCGTGGATGTACAGAACATCTTCACTAACTGCATTTAAGAACAAGTACCCAAACACTTTCAACCACTTATCAAACCTACAATCCAGAGACTTCAGCGAGTTTAATGCTTTAGGTGCATACATCGAGAAGTACGAAAGCGACAAGTACTGTGTGTCAGATACTGAAGTATGGTTGCCAAATGCTGTAGCTAAACAGTACTGGTCTTGGGGTGGTATCACTCCAGAAATACAAGCAGAAATCAACTCATTCCTATCTGGAGGTGTAGCTTGAAAAAACTATCTAATGGTATTGCAGTAATTGATGGCGACACTCATATCTCAGCATGGGTTCAAGAGCATGGTACTTTGGAGATAGCAAAAGATATGTTGCTACCATTCAAACAATACATACCTGAAGGCGGAACAGTTATTGATGTAGGTGCTAGTATAGGAGATCATACAGTAACCTACGCTGAATGGGTAGGACTGAAAGGATTGGTAGCAGCATTCGAAGTTAATCCAAGGGCATACAAATGCTTATATGAAAACACTAAAGACTTACCACAAGTACTACCATTTAGAGAAGGGCTGTCTGATATCGAGAATGGTATTGCAACATTAATAGAACTTTCAAATTCAGGAGCATCTTACGTAAATGAAGGATCTCATAGCAACGGATTTGGAGTTTCTGTAACAACACTAGATTCATATGAATTTAAGAACGTCAATTTTATAAAGATCGACGTTGAAGGGTACGAAGTCAAGGTGCTGGAGGGTGCTAGGCGAACGATAGAGGCGTCCAGCCCCGTTATGCTGGTAGAAGTCAACCGAGGGGCTTTAGAACGTGCTGGAACGTCTGCAGAGAGGCTTTTCGAAGTCCTGGCTGAATTAGGTTACTCGATGGAAATTACCGATAACCGTATTCCGTGGTCTGACCCACAATTTGATATTATCTGTCTGCCAATAGAAAAAAGCCCACTAACCATTTCTGATTAGTGGGCTGTTCGAAAGCCTAGTGCCCGGTAAGTGTACTAGGCTTTCTTCACTGATTCTAATTCAAGTACTTAGATTCCATTTCTTTCAATTTGTTTAATGCTCTTTGTTTTATAGTATCATCTCCTGTCTTTTCCCAATTACGTTGCATTAGTTTGACAGACACCATATCCACTAGAAAACTGATACGTTGATTGACGGTTAACTGTCCTACAGTCTTTTCAGCATTCATAGTTACACCTGTTCCCCTTCAATTTCTAGCACTTCTAATTCAGCTTCCATCATCTCACTGATGACTCTATTCTTACCGTTCTTCCTCATAGGCTTAGTTGCTGCCTTATTCATCTTCTTTGCATCTTTAGGTGTGATATAAATCAGTTCGTTAATTGCACGAGTAATAGCTACAAACTTCAAATTCATCTCTTGAATCTTTGACTCCTCAGTTTTAGCCATTGGATGAGGTACATTACCGGGATTATAGAAGAACACTCTACTTGCTTCTAATCCCTTGCTTCGATGAATTGATGATAGTCGAATACACTTCTTAACATCGCTATCATCGAAAAGACCATCAATGAATGTAGTCATCTCTTCAATAGTCTCACATTCGTCAGCAATCTGTACAATGCAATCTGCCTGATCATTAATGATGATCTGCTGCATATCTGTATCAGACATTTTAGCAGTCAACTTGTCAATCTCTTTTCGTCGCCATGCTTCGATTGCAAGTGATAGTTCAGTAATGGTTTCGATCTTGTTCTTACCTTTACCACGAACTTTGTTGATCAACTTGATAAGTCCCTTACCAATATCTCGACCAACTACCTTAACATTCTTTCGTTCTTTAACTAATCGCCATGCAATAGCCATTAGTGGAGCGTTCACTCGACTTACCAACATATCTCCTTCGATTAGTTCCATATCATCTTCATTAACTGTTACTACTTTTCCTTCAGGATTAGTAGTACCGTAGTTAATGGCATCACCAACAATTTTCTTTGCTTCCTCTACAATAGCTTTACCGCAGCGATATGTATAACTTAGCGGTAGAGTTGTTACATCTTCAATTGATTCTTGTATACTAGCAAACGATTGTGTATCAGCACCAGCAAACCCATAGATAGCCTGATTAGGATCACCAATGAAGATATATGTTTGGCAGTCCTGATTAAGCACTAGCTGTAGTTTGCCGTGTGATAAGTCTTGTGCTTCATCAATCAACATAACATCGAAGCTAGTCTTGTAGCCGTATCGTGCTGGCAAGTAGATCATATCATCAAAGTCAATCTCAATTGCTTTAGCCATAAGACCAGTCTTGACTTTACTTCCTTCCTCAATGATATATTTAACTGCTGGAGTTAGTACGCTGTAGTCAGCAGTTGGTTCGTATTGTCGTGTTAGACACATCATCTTGAGAAGATCAGCATTAATATCGTCTTCAACAATCAACTGATCTTTACACATCTTGACCAGTTCTTTAACATCATCAAGAATATCCCTTCCTTCCTTATCTAGTTCTCTAACATTCTCGATGTTCATATAAGTACAGTAGAGATTAACTGTTTTCCAAGTGTTAGGCTTATTACACTTAACACCAGCACTACGCAAGATCTTGAAACCAAGTGCATGAATAGTAGAGGCAATGCCGTGTGTAATGCGTTCACTTAGTTCATCAGCAATAGACTTGTTAAAAGCAAGGAATACAACATCTTTAGTACCATCGACTCTTTCTTTCATCCACTGCCAGATAGCAAGCTGTTCTTCGCTCGGAGTATACTTCAAATCTTTAGTAATACTACGCTTTGACACACAGTAGGTCAGACCATCAACAATAGTTGTAGTCTTGCCAGATCCGGCAGTAGCGTTAACAATCAATGCTTCACAATCTTTTAGATTCAATGGTTTCTCCTGTCCGCAATGTTCGCAGTTAATAGTTTCACCAGTAGCATCGTATTCGTAATCTGGTGTATAGCTGTGTCGTCCGGTTGGTGAATCTTCGCAAGTAGTTTTAGTAGTCATCGTTTTGTCTTTCTAAAGGCTTTCAACACTCAGCAGCACCTTGCTGCGTCATGCAAATAATTCTACCAAAATTCCAAAACCAAAATAGACCAAAAATAGAAAAGTTCAAAAATAATTCAGACTTGACCGAACCCCGTTCCTCGCTTATACTTCCGTCACCCCCATTTTTAGCTGACTAGTCAGATCCTATCTGATGTATTCAATGCACCCTGAAGCATTGTCTGTCACTTATGGGATCTGGCTAGTCAGCTAATTTCATTTAATCACTTGAGGAATACAATGACGACAGAAACCCCTGCTAAACCTAGCTTGCAAGAAGTAATCGGATCTTGCATGATTGATGATGGGCCGATCGATTGTGCTGTATGTGTAGTGACAGCAGACATTGCTAAGTCTTTGCTGGAGATGAACACTACTAATCGTCCACTATCACAAAGTCAAGTTAAGCTGTATGCTAACGAGATGCTACGTGGTAAGTGGAAGCTAAACGGAGAAGCACTGATCTTTGGTACTGATGATAGTGGTGAAGATTCTATTATCAGCGGTCAGCATCGATTACACGCATTGATCTTAGCTAATAAACTATATGCTGCACATGCTAATCCAGCAGAAGAGTATCCAGAAGCTACACTGGAACTAACAACAGTAATCATCTTTGGTGTTGCTATCGATACAGCAGACAGTGTCGATCTTGGAATGACTCGCAAACACGGTCATGTTATCTATCGAGATGAATTCGTAGATAAAGTTATTCCTAAAGAATGGAGCAACACTAACAGCCGTAAAGCTAAATGGTGTAATACACTGGCAGGTGCTGCACGTCTCGTATGGTTGCGTTGCGGTGGTGCTACAGTTAGCTCAGCACCTAAGTTCATTGTATCTGAGATGATGGACTTCATTAAGGAAGAACACAAGAATCTATGTCACTTCGTATCAGCAGTACTGTCAGCAAGTGAAGAAGAGGGTGCTGGTCTAAAGATTAGTGTACCTTATATCGCTGGTCTATGTTATATGGCATCACTAGACAGCGATGGTAAACTTCACAAAGACACAATGAATACTCTGCTAGATGCAGTACTAGCTATTGCTCAGAATGCTGTAACACCGGGTTCTGCTGAACATGCACTTGTTACATACTGGAACAAGCTGTTTAGCACACCCGGAAGTAAAGACCGTGACCTAGAAATTGTAGGTCCATTCGTTAAAGCACTGAATGCAATCATCGTTGGTGAGAAGACCACTGCTGCTAAGATTGCACTAACAAAGAAAGAACAAGAGAACTATACAGCATTCCCGCCACTACTTGCTGGATATGATGAAGCCTGTTTCGAGTATGCTGCAGAAGTAAAGGCCAATGCTGCTAAAGCTGCAGAGGAAGCTAAAGAGCAAGCAGCAAAAGATAAAGAGGAAGCACGACTAAAGAGAGAAAAAGAACGTGCTGAAAAGGAAGCTGCTAAAGCTAAAGAAGCAGCAGCTAAGGCAGAAGAAAAGGCTAAGGCTAAAGCTGAAGTAGATGCTGCAACTGCTAAAGCACCTGTTAAATCTGGTGTAATGTCAGCACTAGCTAAAGTAGTTAAAGGTAAGCCAACAACTGCTAATGCAGAAGTTGCTACTAAACCTATGATTAAGCGTAAACCAGTTCCTGCTGGTAAGTAACAGTGGGTATCGGCTGCATCGTTATGGTGGCTTAGTCTTTCACCACTACAGCGATGGCACAAGTTGAATGAGTGACAACTAGACAGCGATGGACGCCCGTAACCATCATCTTCTCTAACCTCAGAAAGTTTGCAATGGGTAGGTGTGCAGGTTGCCATTCTAGAGGTAAATGCCATGAAGGATGTATTTACCATCCTAATAACAGGAACAGCGATATGCAACGTCAATGTGATAAGTGCGGTACGATATTTGATACAATGCACTCAAAGTGTCCTAATTGTGTTGAAATCGATAAGCTAAATGAACAGCTAAATCCTGCGGTTACTAAAGGTTGTCTGCAAGTTCAGGAAGGTGGTTCACACTATCACCAAGGATCTATTCAACCAATTGAATACATCCATGCTAACGAACTAAACTTCTTTGAGGGTAACGCTATCAAATATGTTACTCGTAATCGTAGAAAGAAGTCAGCAGTAGAAGATTTAAAGAAAGCTATCCACTACATCCAGTTGCAGCTAAAGTTGATGCACCAGATTGATTCAAGGATTGAATACGATGCAGTATCTAGGGATTGACCCCGGCAAGTCAGGATCGATAACTGTACTAGACTGGTGGCAGAAAGATACTAGACTAGGTAAGTCAACTGAGACAACTATCACTAGTTGTAAACTAACTGAAACTGAACTAGATATATGGAAGTGGTTGGAAGACAACGTTGATGTATTGAATGCAGTAGCAACAATAGAAAATGTTCACTCTATGCCAAAACAGGGTGTTGCTAGTGCATTTACATTTGGAAAGAACTTTGGATTCCTTATTGGCCTACTAACTGCATCCAGCATCCCTTATAAGTTTGTCACACCTCAGAA